TGTGTTTATGAAAGAGATAAACGCGACGACTTTACGCCACTTCGACCAGTCTTCACTGAACGAATCGGCGTCTAAAGTAGTGAAAAGACCGCTAGGTGAGAACGGCTGGGCGTGGGGAAGACGCGCTTCTGGCGGGGATATCACTCCGCTAGTAGCTGCCACTATGGCTTTGCGCACTTATGACAATATGAAAACGCCGCAGAAAATGGTTATTGTTACGTCGAATTCTGGTAAGTCGTAGTGTAAACTAGGCGCGTGGGTATTCGTAACGCGCTTAGACTTATCGAAGGCGGCCAGCAGTTAGCGCAGCGTGGCTCGACTAATTCGACTGGTATCGTTTCGCCGTGGGGCGGTGGACAACTCAACCAGGTTGTCTGGTCTGACATCTTCGGAACAGAGACTCAGTTTATTTCGCGCGTCGAAGCTATGACTATTCCGGCCGTGTCTAAGGCACGCCAGATTCTGGTCTCCACGATCGCACGCTTCCCACTCACTGCGCTAGACGCTGACGGCCAGCCTGTAGAACACGCGTGGCTCCAGGCAACTGACGGGGAAGTCTCTCCCTGGCACAGAATGGCCTACACAATCGACGACCTTATCTTCTTCGGCTGGTCGCTGTGGGGCGTAGAGCGTGACGCTTCTGGCCAGATTATCAAGGCAGACCGCTGCCCTATTGAGCGCTGGCAGATTGACGCTGAGAACGTCGTCCGTATCGACGGCGAAGTTGCCGAAGCGGACTCTGTAATTCTTATCCCTGGCCCATTCGAAGGTCTCCTTCGTGTCGGCTCTAGGACTCTCCGTGGTGGGGCAAAGCTGGAAGCGTCCTGGGTCGGTAAGGCTACAAACCCTATTCCTGCTATCGAGCTTCACGCGACGACGGACGACCCTCTCGAACAGGACGAAATTGTCGCCCTGGTACAAGCGTGGGCGGACGCACGTTCCGACGTGAACGGCGCTATTGCCTTTACGCCTCACAACGTGACTGCTATCGCTCACGGAAGCGCAGAACCTAGCCTACTTATCGAAGGTCGTAACTTCCTTCGTATCGACGTAGGAGCGTTCCTGGGTATTCCTGCTGCGCTTATGGACGCTTCACTCTCGACCGCTTCGCTGACTTACTCCACTCAGGAAGGCCAGCGTAATGAGTTCGCAGACTTTACGCTCCCTTACTGGCTCGAACCTATCCAGCAGCGCCTGTCCCTGGACGACGTAGTTCCTTCTGGAGAGCGTGTACGCTTCGACCTTGCTGATCTATACACGACAACGCCTAGCCCTACTAGCCCACCGGCGGCCGACTAATGGACGAAACTACTCTTCAAGAAATGGCGGAGTGGGATTCACTCAACGAACGCCAGCAGAAACAGGCCGAAGATATCGCCGAAATGGCTGTCGAATTCGGAATGTTCGACCAGGGAACTGGCGCGAACGGCGCTCACTTCGCACCTGGAGACAAAAACCCTTTCGTTGCCGAAGGTCTCAAGTGTGGAAACTGTATCTTCTACGACGAAATAAACAAGCAATGCCAGGTCGTTGTCGGCTCAATCGAGCCAGACGCGGTCTGTAAACTCTGGATTATCCCAGAGAATGTTCTAAACAACCCAACACAAGAAGGTAAACCCGTGACAGTAAACGCGCAAATTGAAAGCGGAACCCTATACGCTAACGCTGAACAGCGTATCGTTTCGGGTCTGCTCCTTCCCTACGGGGAAATTGGTAACACTAATCTCGGTAAGTTCTCAATCGCTCCTGGCGCTGTAGATATCCCAGCCGACCCAGACGTAGTTACGCTGAACGTACAGCACGACAACGAAACTCCAGTCGGCCGCGCTACCGAACTTCTGGACACCGAAGCTGGAATCGTAGCCACTTTCAAAGTAGCTAACACTCCAGACGGAGACCAGCTCCTGGCAGAGATCGCAGACGGAACACGCTCTAAGCTCTCCGCAGAAGTAAAGAACGTAGTAATCCGCGCACGACAGGCAGTATCTGGCTCCCTATTCGGGGCAGCAGTTGTCACCGAAGGCGCGTTCCCTTCCGCTGCGCTTATGGCAGAGTACGCCGAAGACACTCTAGTAGCGGAAATTATCGAAGCTCTCCCTAGCCCAGACGGCGCTACGGAAGAAATCGTCGTAGACGCAGTACCTGAAAAGGTAGTCGTAGACGTCGTAAACCCTGACGACGGCTCAGTTGAACAGACTGTATTCGTCCCAGAAACCCAACCAAACACAGAAGGAGATAACCCTATGGGCGCAGCAACCGCACCCGCGACGATTCAGGCTGCTAAGGCGTCTGAAGGAGTCACCCTCACCGCAGCTATCGACCGCTTCGCGTCGGCAGCTCGCACCGGCGAAAGCTTCAAGGCTGCTCTTGCCGACATTACCTACGACGGCGTCGGCGCAGCCGGTAACGCTATCAACCTGCCCCAGTGGCTGGGCGAACTGTGGGAAGGCCGTACCTACGACCGTCGCTACATTCCCCTGATTAGCTCTGGCTCTCTCAACTCTATGAAGGTTGTCGGCTGGCAGTGGGCAGACGGTGGAAAGCCTACCGTCGCTCCCTGGACTGGTAACAAGACCGACGTTCCTTCGAACGTAGTCGAGACCGAAATCGTCGAGACATTCGCTCAGCGTTACGCTGGCGCTCACGATATCGCACGCGAATTCCGCGACTTCGGAACTCCTGAGTTCTGGGACGCTTACTTCCGCGCTATGGTACGCTCCTACACTATCCAGACTGACGAAGCTACTATCAACGCAATTAGTGACAACGCTCCTGTCGTTGCTGCTTCTGGCGCTGGCGCGTGGGATCGTATCCTAGACGGCGTAGACGCTATCATCTACGACGCTGTTCCTACATTCGCAGTAGTGGCAAAGGATATCTACCGTAGCCTTATTACCACTCCAGCTATGGACGGTCTGGCTTACCTGAACGCGTCTCTAGGTCTTGAGAATGGCTCGCTCGCTGGCTTCTCTATCGTTCCTTCTGCTCAGCTGAACGCTGGCGAAGTTATCGTAGGTGCTCGTGAGGCTGCTACTTCTTACGAACTCCCTGGCTCACCTCTCCGCGTAGAGGCTGAGAACATCTCTAAGGGTGGAGTAGACGTAGGTCTGTTCGGCTACCACGCTGTAGCTTTCAACAACCTCAAGGGTCTCGCTAAGGTCGTAACTGACTAATAGCAAAATCCAGAAGGCGGGGCAGTCCTTCCCCTGCGGTTGCCCCGCCTTCTAATCCCTTACTCACGAAAGGAGCCGAAGTGGCTTACATTCCCACCGCTGACAATATCGGCTCTATGTTCGTAGGCGACCGTCCAGAAACGACAGTCACGATCTACTTCCACGACGAAGCCGGAAGCCCAGCTTCCACGCAAGGATTCAACGCTTACGCCAGCACGCTCTACAGCCCTGCCGGTACTTCAGTAGCGACGCTCGCTACAATCCAGCACGACGGCCACGGCGTACACGTCACGTTCCCGTCCACTAGCCTTCTAACCGTTCCAGGTATCTACAAGCTAGTTACAAAGTTTACAAAGACCGCAGCACAACTAATCACGGCCGAAGCTCTCCAGGTCGTCGTCGAACAGGTAGACGGCTGGCTCACAATGGAACAGGCACGTCTACTCTGGGCAGACGCTCCACTAGACGACGTCTTCCTATTCACTCTCCTAGAGACAGCAAAAGACCAGTGTGTAGCTTACGCTCCTGTCCTTGCTGTCGGCGCTCCAGTTCCAGAGCGTTACACTCAGGCACAGCTTACCCAGGCACGCGCTCTCTACCAGTCCACAATTGCTAACCAAAACGACCAAGTAGGAATCGAAGGCTTTACAGTTCGCGTCTTCCCACTAGACTTCACTATTCGCGCTATGCTCCGCCCGAAGCGTGCTATCGGGGGAATGTTCTAATGACTATTCGCTCCGAATTGGCGGCAGCTCTCAAGCCACTCCTGCCAGCACGAACCAAAATTATCGACACTCCTAGATCTATCGACGGCCTAGAAGCTAACAAGCCTGTCGTTATGCTTTACCGTGAGTCCCTGGCTAAAGCTCCGAACGCTCAAGGGACATACTTCAACACTTTCGCGCTATGGATTATTAGCCCAGGGGTAGACCCTATCCGCGCTGAGAACGCTCTCGACAATCTTCTAGACGAAGTAATTGTCGCTTTAGACCAGGTAAGTTGGCTTAACTGGACGACCGCAGAACGCTCTATATTCGGTGACAACCAAGCACCGGCTTATAAAGTAAACCTAACCGTAATTGGAAACAAGGAGTAACACTAATGGCACAGATCAACGTACAGCCACTCTACCTAAAGGACGTAATCCTCACCGTAGACGGCGACACTTACGAGAAGCACGTCTCAGGCGTAACCATTACCCCTACAGTAGCTACCGCTACTTTCAAGGGTCTGGACAGCGCAGCAGTCTTCACCCAGGCTTCTAACGCTTCCTGGACTGTAGACCTGACTTACGTTCAGGACTGGGAGACCACTGACAGCCTCTCTGCTTACCTGTTCAACAACGCAGGGTCTCAGATTACCCTGTCGTTCAAGCCTGAGTCTGGCGCTGGCGGAACTTTCTCCGCTACCGTGATTATCGTTCCAGGCTCAATCGGTGGCCAGGTAGACAGCTACGCTACTTCCACCGTGTCTCTGCCAGTTCAGGGACAGCCTACCTACACGCCAGCAGTCTAGTTCTTCTAGTCGTGTACGGTCGTGCTTTCAGTAAAAGGATCTAAACAGCTCCAGGCGGTAGTCCTGGCTCTCAAAACAGCAGAGCCTAAACTCCGCCCTGAAATGTACGCCCGTACACGCGCGAAGATTCTGCCTGACTGGACTACGCGTATCCAGGAACGTATCAACGCCCAGCCCTATTCAAAGGTAAACACTGCCTTGATGAAAGGCCAGCGTGTCGCTGTAGGCACGCAGGGCGTTAGTGTCCTTGCTGCGCAATCGTCTAAACCTGTCCGTAAAGGCTCCACGCTCACTCCAGCTAGTAACTGGGCGGCTGCGGAGTTCGGAACTAAGCCACGCCAGGCCACAATTCAGGGGCGTCGCGGAGAGACCAGGTACGAATACCGGCGTAAAATTATGACAGGCTTCCTAGCTAACAACCGTAAGGGTAAGTTTGCGTTTAGGACAGCCGAAGAAATTGTTAGCCGTTCTGTAGCTATGTGGGTTCAGACGGTAGTTCAAGTATTTAGCGAAGCTTTCGAAGAAGGAGAAAAGACCAATGGCTAAGGGAATATCTATAAACTTCCTAGCCGACGTTAGGGACTTTCTCAAAGGGACTAAGAACGTCGAAGATAGTCTCGACGACGTAGCGGACAGTCTCGACGACGTAGCTAAAGAAGGGGAACAGTCCACCGATAAAATGGCGGACGGCTTCCGTGAACTAGCTAAGGCTTCCAGGAAAACTGGAGACGACGTCGGCGACAATATGAAACGCGGCTTCAACCGTGCTGAAGAAGGCGCACAGAACTTCAAAGAAGAAGCAAACAGCACCGCTAAAGAAGCGGCCGCGTCATTCGACGGCTCAGCTACTTCAATCGTGGACGCCTTCCAAGAAGTCGCCGCTAACGCTTTCGGCGGATTCGGTGCTGCGGGACAGCTCGCTGGTCTGGCCGCTGCTGCCGGTATCGGTATCGCTGGCGCTGCCATTCTGAACGCTGACGAAGCAGCAAAGCAAGCAAAGCAACGCGTAGCCGACTTAGGAACAGCGTTTATTGAGTCCGGCGCTGGCGTCGCTTCCGTAGACGCTTTCAATACTTCACTCCAGGGAATCGTAACGAACGCGGACGACGCTACCGCAAAGGTAGACGATCTACGAAAGTTCACTGAGAAATACGGTAAGGCCGTACCTTCCGTATCAGAGTTCGCGACCGCTTACGCTGGTAACGCTGACGCTATCGACCAGGTTACTGAAAAGCTCGAAGCGGCTATCAAAGCTGAAAAGGAAAAGAACTACACAACTAAGACCGGCGCGGAGCAGTCACAGAAACGCCAGGACGCCTACCAGGGCGAAATAGACAAGCTCCAAAAGGTCTCAGAAGAAACAGAACTAGCTAAACAAATAGAGCAGGACTGGCTGGCTTCCGGCGGTGCTGAAACTCAGGCTAAAGCTGACACTATTTCGCTTATCAACGACGCTTACGACGAAGCTGTCTACTCTGTCGAAAACTTCAAGAACGCTGAAACTGGCATCTATGATCTAGAGGCTTACGCTCAGTCGATTCGCGACCGCGAAGCTCTACTCCAGGAATATCAGACCAGCCTGGCAGATTCTGGCCTGACAACGGAGCAGAAAGACGCTCTCAACCAAATGGGTGTCGAGCAAGCTAACGCTATTCTTCAAGGCTTGAAAGACCCAGGCGTTAGCCAGGAAACGAAAGACACTATCAAGAACGGCCTGAAAACTGCTGCGCAGGAAGGCTCTGGAGTTGCTGGAAAGGAACTGGAAGAAGCTTTCAAGAAGCCTATCGACGCAACTATCAAAGCAACAGCCGACACCACCGCAGCTCAAACCGACCTTGATAATCTAATAAAGGCACGAACAGCCATTATCAAGGTTGAGTTTCAAGACAGAAACGGAAAGATAGTTCCCTAATGACTTACACACAGCCACTAATTACTTCTGACGTCGGAGACTTCACTCCTTACTTGCGTCTATCTGCTGAGCAGTCTATCTCAAGCAGAAACGTCGTTCACGAACTGCTAGGCGGTGGCGTATCTGTCACTTTCGGCGGAAGCAGCCAGGCCACCACCTCTCTAGAAATGCTGTTCACGTCCGAAGCTTCCTGCCTGGACGCTTTCAATAAGCTCAACACAGGCCACGTCTTCGAACTTACCGATTACAGCAAGACTTCAACTTCTATGTTCTTCGTAGTCGCTGGCACTATCAAGCGCGAATACCTGACAGATTCAGACGATACCTGGCTTCTAACCGTAGACGTCCAGAAGGTAACTCCCTAATGCCTACGCTGTCTAAACACTTCGCTGTCCTGACACTTCCTAACGGGACAGAGATAGAGCCAATTAGTGTCCAGGTGACAGCAGATGAAAGCTGGGCGCCTTACATTCAGGCGACAGTCGTCGTTCCGTCTAACCAAATAACGGACGATATCGACCCACGCCTGTCGAAGCGTGTCCAGCTTCTACTACAGCAAGACTTCGGAGACCTGGTATACGTCTATGAAGTGACAGCAGACTACGCCGGAACTATGTCGGCACTTACGGCCGCTTTCACTGGCACTGTAGATCTAGTAACAAAGAAATATACAAAGTCCTGGAACGTCTTTGAGCCAGCGCTGCCATTATCGACAGTAACGACCGCTTACGCTCCTGTAACTCCACTGAAACTCACTAACGCTAACTTAGCGGGAGTGTGGAGAATGACAGAATATTTACACTCTGCTGGAAGCTTCAATCCGCAGCCTTCGACAATCTTCCAGGGAAGCTTAGGAGTTCGGACAATTAGTTACAACTATGTGACTAAAGAAGCAACTATAGATCTCACTTCTGACGAAGCTATGACGCAAGACGTCCACGGCTACGGTTCAGACATTATGGAAGAATACTCAGACCTTCGTAGCCTGGTAAACAAGGCACTTAGCCGAATCGGCGCGAACCTGGAACCTGGTACAGCTAATAAGAACTATTCACCTGCCTACCAGCTCCAGAAATACGAAACTAACTTAGGAAGTACCGTCTGGGACTTCGTCCAGACATTAGTCCAGGCAGCCAGCTTCAAACTTTACTGTGACGAAAACCGGAAATGGTACCTAGTAGACCCTGTAGCGACTTCTGGAAGCCTACTGCTCGACGACACAGACAATATAACTACCTTCACGAAGACAATCTCCAGGGAAGGCCAGTGGTACAACGAAGCTGTTATCTACTACGACACAGTAGATCTCGGCGTCGTCTGGGATAGTTACTACGCTCCAGGAACTGGAAAAGTAAAGACCCTATTTATCCAGAAAACTAAACAAGAATTCCCTGGCTTATCCTTCCCAGGATTAGGCGGAGCGCAAACTCTAGTTACACGCGCTCTAACCCGTGGAGAAACGTACAGTATCGAAGCTGTGGCTAATTTCGACGCCAGGCCACGCCAGACCCTAACTGTGGATATCACAGGCGAGAGTGTGAAAAGTGGCGTCATTCAATCGGTAACGTGGTCGTTACCTTCGGCTAGAATGTCTATAGATATTCGCGATCTACAGGTGGTATAAGAAATGGCAACAGGAGCTAACGACGCTAACGGCGTCTGGATTTACGGCGAAGACGACAGTAACCCGACGTTTAGCGCACTTCTAAACCGTCTAGGAAACTCAATCTCGACGACACTTACAAGCTACAAGACCGCAGCACCTAGAACAGTAGCCGACGCAGCAGCGCGAAACTCACTATTTCCTAGCCCAGTCCAGGGCAACTCTGTATTTCGTACAGACGTAGGATACGAAGAACGCTACTACAGCCTTTACAACGTCTCCACTAACCCTGGCGGCGTCTCTGTAGCTGGCTGGTATCCCGTATCTGGCAAGCTCCCTAAAGCTCTCGCACGTCGTTCCACGACCGCAGTAACTCTCAGCACCGGCTGGGCAGACCGCAGCGCGACAGCTAACTGGACTACCCTATTCGCTGACAACGTCGTAACTTACGCGAACGGCTGGATAGTTCCTGTAACTGGCTACTACGAAGTTTCTGTCGCTATCGCAGCGTCTGACACTGTAGGCGTCGCTGTAGCACCAAACACAGCACCAACCGGCCAGACCGCTACAGGTGTCTTCCTATCTTCCGTAGGTGGTGCTGTAGCTTTCGCAACTGGAAGCGTCCGCGCACGTTCCTTCGTCCGCCTTACCGCTGGAGACGTACTTAAAGTCTCAGTGATCTCTGGCTCTGCTTCAACCTGGCACACAACTACGACCAGTATCGACGGTAACCACTTCGCACTTAGCTACGTTTCCCCACCGTTCGGCGCATAATGTGGAAGCAGTTAGTCGCTCCTAACCTAGAAGCCCAGGGCTATCCTAGCTTCTGTTTAGCGTTCACTCAGGAAGTCTACGGAGCGCCAGCGCGTTACCCTAGCGCCTGGGTAGCCTGGGAAGCCACTGACGACAAACACGAAACGCGCGAACTGCCACCCGTGAGCGTTCCTGTATGGTTTGACGGCTACAGCTCTGTAAACGGCGTTTACGACCGCTACGGCCACGTCTGCGCTTACGTTCCAGGTATCGGCTTCCTAAACCAAGGAGAGCAGCATTACGGCCAGAAATGGTTTAGCACCCTGGAAGAAGTAGAGCGTGCCTGTAACGTCCGCTTCGTCGGCTATTCAACAGATCTAAACGGCTTAGTAATCGCAGTAAACGAACCCGACCCAACACCTACCAGAAAGAAGAAAAAATTGGGAGCTTTCTACCGCAGTCCGTCAGGCGCTATTGTCTGGCAGGAAAAGCCAAACACTAAAGTAGTCGCTATCGACCTAACGACCTGGATAGGTTACGCAGCTAACGGCAACGCTTACGGCCAGCTCGACCAAAAGCAGTGGGACGCACTTATCAAGAAGTGGGGCGCATAATGCCTAGCGAAAAAGTCCGCGCATATATTTACCGCGTCCTCCTGGCAGTCTCTCCCGTAGTGGCCTTCTATGGCTATCTAACGCAGGAAGAACTGGCACTGTGGCTGGGAGTGGCTTCGACCGTTCTCAACGTCCTGCCGACGCTCAACACTTCTACTAAAGACAATGGATAACGGGCAGACTGCCGCTGTTATCACACTCCGCGAAGTCTACGACGCTGTAGTAGGTCTCAAAGTGGAGTTAGACGGTATACCAAAGATAGCGGCCGACCACGAAAACCGAATTCGCGACTTAGAGCGCAAAGTATGGTCTTACAGTAGCCTGGCCGCTATCGCGGGTGCTGTTATTGCTCAGATAGTTAGCTATCTTCTGAAGTAAACGTCTTACCTAGTTCGGTAATGCGATCTAGTACGTCCTGCGGAGCTTTCTCAGCTTTAGCCAGGGCGAATAGTCCACGCGCTCCTTCGACGCTGTCGAGCTTCGCTATTTCTTCGTCCCAGTTCAGCAGTGGCTTATCCCACTTAGCTGGACTTACTCCACGCTCAACTTTCGCCATTTCTTCGCGACTGCTGCGCTTATTTCCGTGTAAAGCCATATTTGCTAGGGCGCGACCAATAGCCGACGTTTCGCAGTTCTCCAGGGCGCTGGTCTTATTAGCACCGTAGCCACCGTCTACTTCGAACGCGTAGCCAGTGGACTTAGGAAGACCCAGACGTGCGTCTTCCTGTGACGTATAGATTCTGGCCTTTACGACCCAGACGCCACGCTCACGATCTTCTTTAGTGGACATATTTTCTGTAACGATACGTCCGTCTTCGTACAGACTGTAAAACTTACCGATTCGGGTCTCGACCAGTTCGTAGTCTGCCAGGTTGAAATTAGCCATTATTACTCTCTCTCATTAGGTGTTAGTCGTCGTCCACGATTATGAAACAACCGCAGTCCGACCACGTCCACATCTTACGGACTTCTGATATTGAAACTGAGCCAGCCAATTCGGCGTGTTCAGCACATAGTCGAATAATCACAATTAGGAGTGTATAGTCTCCGACAGACAATAAGGAAGCCCTGGCCAGGGGAGAGAGCCAACCCGACCAGGGCTATACACAATGGGGGACAAAGTGCTAACACCAAGTGTAGTGGCTAGTCCCGACAATAACCACAACATATAGAGAGAGCCACAATGCTAGACGACTTACCAACTCACCCAGACTTCCCAGAAAAAAGTCAGTTCACGCCTGAACAACTGGCCGACATATTTCAACTAACGGAAGAAGACAGGCGAATCCTGGAACGCAGCTTCCCAGGAGACTGGGCGCCACGCTACGAAATGACAGGAAGCCAGCTAATGGCTGCCACCTTCCCACCCGTAGAGTGGGTAATACCAGGCATAATCCCACAGGGCTACACGATCATAGCTGCGCCACCGAAAGCAGGTAAGTCCTGGCTAGTCCTAGACACAGCCATAGCGCTCAGCACCGCAGGAAAGACACTAGGAGCCTACACAGTAGAGGAACCGCGTCCAGTGCTATACCTAGCCTTAGAAGACACGTTCGCACGTCTCCAAAAGCGTCTAAGCGTTCTCGAATACGAAGGTACAGAGAATCTCACCGTCAGGATACATCTGGAAGGAGAAGGATACGAAGAAGTTATCGGTCGCTGGCTCGAAGGTAAAGAAGACCAGAAGCCCCTGGTTATCGTCGATACCCTGGGAAAAGTACGTCCACCGGCCGAAGCCAGTTACGCAGCCGATTACCAATTCAGTGCCAGCCTAAAAACACTTATAGATCCTATTCCTGGCGGAGCGCTCTGGGCTGTTCACCACACTAGACAGCGTACCCTGGGACAACCCACAGGAGACTTCCTAGAATCCGTTTCTGGCACGTCTGGCATTACAGGAGCCGCCGACACTATCGCAGTAATAGCCAGGGAACGACACGAACTAGACGCCGTCCTAGCTGTCACAGGACGCGACGTGGAAGAATCACAGTTCGCGATCACGTTCGACCAGGGACGCTGGACTATAGACCCACGCCACCCGCACCCAGAAAAGGACACAGCGAACGACCCAGTAGCGTTCGTCCTGGCTCACGGCTCAGCGTCCTACGAAGCCATAAAGGCACAATGCCCAGGCATAACAGCCGAAGCAGTACAGAAGCGCCTAAAGCGTGCGATAGACGCTGGCCAGCTCCGACGCGAAGGTAACATTTACATAACGGCCTAAACTATTTCACGAAAACACGGCGTGTCGATTATTTACAACAACCGAAATTTATATAGAGTCTCTCCTATCCCTTAGATGACGACAACCCGTAAGGGTATTGGCGGCAGGTAAGGGATATATAGAGTCTCTATATATCTCCCACCGCCGCCACGCTAAGGCGGGCGTCGTCGTCAGATAACAACAGATAAGAAAGAGAGAGTAACAATGTTAGGAACCATTCCTACCGGCGAAGTAACCCGCCATATTGGCAGCCGTGGAGCGTTCGAAGTAGCGGAGACAATCACGCTAAACGACGGCCGTAGCTTCCCTAAGAAGTACACGATCTGGTTCG